GAAAGCGGGATTGTCGGCAACCACCGTGCCGGCAAAGCTCACATCGCGCCGGTCGTACATATCGAGCACCAGATAATTGACGCACAGATCGTACTGTGCCGCGCGCGGAGAGCCGCTGTCAGGCTCGCGAACACCCGCGGTCTCCATGTATCCGGCTGCTGCGGCGAAGAAACCGTCGAGCAGCGGATCGTCATCATCCACGCGGCAATACTCCGCCAGCGCCCTCCGGCGCTCGTCCGTCAGAGCCATCGTTTATCAGCCGCCGCTCGAGGCCTTCGGCAGCGTCGCCACGACAAAGCCCTTGTCGACGATCAGGTTGCCGCCGACCATCGCGTCGCCCAGGATCGTGAGCATGCGCTCCTCGCCCTTGATGCTCTCGTCCACGCGGACGGTGAAGTCGCCGAACAGGCCGAGCTCATAGTTGCTCGGATCGCCGTAGAGCATCGTCTGGATCGCGGCGCTGGCGGACTGCGTCGCGCCGGACAGGCTCGTCAGGTCGGGCAGGATCGTGTACGGGATGACCGTGCCGCCGTCTTCGATGGTGCCGATGTTGGGGTTGCCTGCATCGTAGCGGATCTTGAACACGCGCTCCTTGTCGTTGTTGCGCAGCTTGCCGATGGCCTTCAGGTCGGCCTTGGTCAGGTAGAGACGCGCGTTCTGACCGATGGCGTCGTCGCTGCCGTAAGCAAAGAACAGCTCGTCGAGAATGTTCTCGTCGATGGCCGTCACGTCGACAGAGGCGAAGATCGCGCTGCCCGCCACGTTCTTGGCGTTCTTGATGCCGTACATATCGGGCGATGCCTGGCCGTCGCCGTTGGCGATCAGGCCGCAGGCCTTGCGGCGCATCGCACGCAGCGCCATACCGTAGATCTTGTCGTAGTAGCCCGCGGGGCTCAGGCGGGAGATGTTGCGGTCAACGTAGCTCGTGGTGTTCAGCTCATAGGCGCTGATCTTGGCCACGCCGAAGGTCGGATCGCTCGAGGCGGTACGCGCCTTGCCTGCGTTGGTCGAGACTTTGCCTCCCTTGGCGTCCAGTTCGCTGATGACGTAGGGTTCCAGGAACGAACCCATACCGGTCAGGTCCTGCACGTAGACCTGGTCGATGATGGAGCTGACCATATTGCCAATACCGTCGCGGATGTTGCGGCCTGCGCCCGTCGGTTCCACCAGCGTGGTGGTCGCCAGCGTGACGGACTTGCTGGCAAGATACAGGCCCTTGCGCACCTCCTGCGCGCTCAGGGCGATGCTGCCACCCTTCATCAGGGTATTGCCGCGCTCAGCGGCTTTGTCCTTCTCCTCGCCAGGATCGTCCTTGCGTTCCAGGAACTGGCGGTCCTGCTCGTCGATGAAGGCCTTGACCTCCGTGATCTCATCGTTGATGTTGCCGATCTCGGCCATCTTGGACTTATAGTCCTCGCGTTTTCCGTCTTTCAGCAGCGTTTCAGCCTCAGTCAGCATGCCGGCGCGCTTCGCCAGCAGGTCATTGTACTTTCTGCGCATGATGTATCCTCCTTAAAATCTCATTTTTTCAAGCGCGAGCGCGGCTTCGTCCTGCCATCGCTCTTTATCGTCTGCGCCGCCCGGCGCATGGGGTTCTTTTCCCTCGGTACCGCCATAGCGCTTCGCTTTAACGACACCGGCTTCCGGCTGCGCGGGAACCGCCACAAGGCTGACCTCATAAGCTTCACAAGCATCGACAAGGTCAAAATGACAAATCTTGCCGTCGTATTCATGGCCGCCGCGGTGTTGGCAGAGCGTCGTGCGCTGATCCGCGCCGCAAATGGAGCAAAGCACATGCTCAACCGTGCAGCCGACGCTGCATTCGCGCAGAATGCCGCCCTCGATGGCGGAGATCGTGTCAGCCATTGATTCTGTGCGCACGGTGTAGCAGCAGAGAATCAGGCGCTTGACGTCACCCTCGCCGCTCACATAGGCGTTGTAGATGCGCGCCGTCTGCGACTTGGCGCTCCAAACGTGATCAAGCAGCACCGTCTTGCCGATGTACATCTTTGCGAGCTGCTCCAGTGTGTTTTCGGTGAACCTCTCGTTGTCGCGGTCTACCTGGTTATCACAGGCTGCCAGGCGGAAGGCGAACACTTCGTCTGCATTCAGTTCCCGAAGGGACTGCTTGTTGATGAGCGCAAGCTCTCTTTCGCTCAAAGCCTGCTTTTCAAGCCTTGCAGACTTGTAGATCATTTCCATGGGTTACTCCTCTCCGGCGGCGATGCCGCCTTTTTTTCAACGGTTCCATATCACGCTCTCCTCTCACAAAACTTAAAGCGGAGACGGCTGCCGCCGCCAAGAGAGCGCGTCCGCTCAGTTGGTTTTGGTAGCCGTCTCCGGAATGGATACATGCTAATCGCTTTTTTTGATTTTACTCGCGTATTTGTGTTCAACAGGTGTTTCAATCGCTTGCTGGACTGACCATCCGGCAGAAAGCCTGCTGACAAGGGTTCCGCGACTGATTCCGATTTCAACAGCCCATCGTGACACAGACATAGTTCGACCGGAGTAGGTCAACATATGATTGCAGCGAGTGTTGTTGCTTTGCGTTATAGCATCTGCCCAGCGACAATTTTCAGGGCAATAGTCTCCGTCAACATCAATTCGATCTATTGAGAGATCTTCCGAATATCCGTGCGTAAGCGCCCAGTCTCGGAATGCATCAAAACTGTTGCGCCATTCATCGCAGACGGTGATTCCGCGACCACCGTACAATGCATAAGCGTGAGATCCTGGCGACAAACAGCGTTCTTTCATCCCAGCCCAGATTGAATGAAGTCTGGTTTTTGAGCGTCCATCTGCGCCATTCCTTTTGCGATATGCTTTGAGACGTGCAGAACACATCTCACGATTTAGACAGCCACAGCTTTTTGTCGTACCGTTCCGGAGATATACCGACCAGACTTCAAGAGTCGAGCCACAATCGCATTTACATGACCACCATGTTTTATCTCCGCGTCTTGATGGACTCTTCTCAATTACCGTCAGCCGCCCGAAGCGCTGTCCGGTCAAGTCAATCAGCTTACCCATGCGCCGCCTCGCTTTGCAGCCGTGCGGCCATGGCAAGGATATCCTGCTGATCCTGCTCGGTCAGGGAACGGAACAGCTCGATAACGGAAGCAAGGTCATAGTCGCTTTCCATAAAAACCTCCTTGATTTTCCCTCAGAGGCTTGATAGAATGAATTTATCAAGCCGAAAGGTTTGGTGATTTGGGCGTCCACAACTTCTTGGCGGGAGGGTGGGCGTCCCTTTTTATTCACTGAGTTCTTCGTCGAGTTTTTTCCTGAACCATTCGGTCCGGCTTTCGCCTTTTTGGGCGAGCTTTCGGTCAAGTGCTTCGGCTTTTTCCTTATCGACCATAAAAACCAACTGCTTTTTGGCCTTTCTTAGTTCTCGAAAGTACTCAGCACGGCTTTTTTCAGCCAAGTTCTCACCTCCTTGTTGCTAACTACACAATACACTGTTGTTAACAACAAGTCAAGAGGTTTTTGAAAAAATTCCCTGTGCAGGTTTTCAGCCGCCTGCGCTCGCTGTTGTCTTCGCTCTCTTCGCCTAACGGGTGTCAACTCCCGGTGATCGCTTTCGGCGTCACAAGCCTTTGATGCAGTTTTCAAACATCGGGTTACTGCGGCGGTGTTTCTTTTCCCGCCGCCCGCTGGCGGCTCAGCTCAACAAATTCGCTCAGCGGCACATAGTTCAGGCTGGCATAATGAGTGTCTCCGCCGTCGATAAAGGGAAGATCCTCCAGCGCGCGGATCTCGTTGACGGAGAGCACGCCCGTGTCGCGCATGGTGCGGTACCAGTTGGCGCGGCTGGCCGCGTCGCCCCTGAGCTCAGCCATCATGTTGATGCGGATTTCAAGCCCCTTTTTCAGCTCGCTGTCGGTCAGCAGCTTATAGGTCTGCTCCTCTTCGTACTGCGTCACGATCGGATGTAGCGTGCTCACAACGTACTCAATGGAATTTTGCTCATTGGAAGCGTAAGATTGAGCCCCGTCGTTCAGCTTGTACAGCGGCACACCGAAGTAGCGGGCAATGTCCTTGACGGAGATCTCCTTATTTTCCACAAACTGCGCATCGCGGTTCGAGCTGGCGATGCTCGTGTATTTGAGGCCGAGGTCAAGGATCGCCGTGCGGTGTGCGTTGCTTGGGCCAAGGTGGACCTTTTCCCATTCGCTGCGCAGCGGATCTTTCAGCGTGACAGGAGATCCGTCAGGGCGGGTCAGTACGCCGCCGCGCTCGTTCTTTGCGTAGCCACCGAGATCGGCCTCTGTTTCCAGCACGCCGCCGGGCTGGCCGCCGTTTTGATAATACGAAGCGTCGTACTGCTGTGCCGCGCGCGCCGCGGCAATGACTCCGCACGCGACAGCGTTCCGATGCCTTTTAGTCCATTCCGTGTGGCATTTTTGTAGTGGCAAACGTCTTCGTTCGGCAGCCTCATCAGCTCGCCGGTGAGCGGATGCGTGACGTCATACCAGATGCGCCCGATCTCATCATGCCACTGCTGCACGAGCTGCCACGGTACGGGGATCAACTCTTTCGGCAGTCCGGTCGACGGATCGCGGATGATCCAGTCATACCCGTTACCGCCTTCTAGTCGGCTGGTCTCCAGCACTTTTTTGCGCGCAAATGGCGTCATTGCCTCGTTCGGGCGGACATTGAGCAGATACAGAATGTCGTGCGATAAACGCTCGCGGCTGCGGTTATCAATCACAAAGCTCGGGAGCTTCGCCATGCTGTCGCTCAGGATCTCAATACAGCGATCCACGGCGCTCAGCTTTCTTGCCACGCTCTGCACATCTTCGCCAGCGGCCAGGCCGCCGGTAGAGACAAGTGTACCGACTGTGACAGCTTTTCTGGTGGTAGGCGACCGTGCGGTAGCTGCGCGGAGCCCTTTAATAACGCTCATTCAGATTCGTCATTCCCTTCCTCATCGGTATCGTCATAACCGTCGAGCACAGCACCCGCAACAAGCAGGAGACCTGCTGTGATCACTCCGGCCGGAACGTAGATCATACCGGCACCCAGCGCGATCAGCGCACATCCGAGCACCAGAGCGGCGCATTGCGCCGCAGCAGCATATTTTCTCATTCTCTCATCCTTACAAACTGAATCCCGGCTGGCTGACAGCCTCGGCGAGGTCGTGCTTTTGATTTTTTGCAATCATCCACACCGCCATCACGATGATGCTGGCGACCGTCGGGTCGATGCGCCCAATCGAGCGGTTTTTCAGCGGTTTGATATTGCCGTTTCCGTCCTCGTGGCACCGGACATTGCCAAACGTCCAGCGGAAACACGTATTGTGCACATGCAGCAGCGTATGCCGCTGCATCATGTCGTCCATTTCCTTCATCGCGGGACTCATATTCTTCAAATCCTGCGGGATCTCAATGGTGTTGACGATAGGGGAGAGCCTCTGCGTGATGGTTCGGCTCAGATACGGGTCAAATCCGATCATGCGCAAGTCAAATCGCTCGCGCGCCTCGCGGATACGGGCCTCAATATCGTCATAATCGTTCACCGTGCCGGGACACAGTGTCAAAAATCCGGCTCGCGCCCAGTCCCGGTAGGGGACATGGTCCCGTTTTTCGGCTTCGTCGACCGTTGCTTCCGGCCTCCAGATGCCATAGGGCCAGATCACGGCAGTGTCAAGCCCGGGCTGGGGAGGGAAGAGCAGCACAAATGCTGTTAGGTCGCGGCTCGTTGACAAGTCGACGCCTCCGTAGCAGATCATGCCGTCCAGCTGATGCAGGAATTCCTCTCGCGCGGCCTTCTTGCTCGGCCCCCACTGTGTTTTGTCATACAGGTTGAGCGAGATCCAGCCGACCGCTTTCGTCGTGATCCACTGATTCAGGCGCAGCCAGCGGAAAAGCCGCTCGGCAGCCTCGCTTTTCTTGGCCGCCATGGCCTCCATGCGGACGTTGCGCATGCTCAGGTGCTTGCCCAGCGAGGGATTGCACAGCTTCCACAGGCTTTCATCCCAAATGTCAATTTTTTCAAGATCATCCGGATCGTCACCGAAGAATGCCGTCAGACCGTATAGGATCGGCAGCCAGTTTTCTTCATCGCGCTCCAGAAGAGCCTGTTCCGCGTCGGCAAGGTCCTCATCCGCGGCATGCCTTAACGAGAGGACCTTGCGCGCGTCACCGCCTTCCTCCTGGATGCGGCGCAGCTGCCGGGCGTCGCGGATCGCGACAGCCTTATCATGGATCTCCCAGCCGATGCTGCCGCGATCCGGGTCGTCACCGGCCGTTGTCAGCACGATCCACACCGGTTGACGGCGGGAAGCGCCGGCTGCGCCGGTCATGATATCCCACAGCTCGCGGGACGGCTGGGCGTGCAGCTCATCAAAAATCACACAGCTTGGCTTGTAACCGTGCTTGCTGTATGCCTCGGCGGAAAGCACCTGCATTACGCCGATGGTGACCCACTTATATCCGCCGTTGCCGGTCTTGATCCGGCGGCGGTACTCAATGCGCTTGCGGCTCTCGGTGATCTTCAGCTCGCCGCGTGCGACCATTTTTGCCGTCCACGGCGCACTCGTCGCCATGAAGACCGCCGCATTGTAGACGATCGAAGCGTTTTCCTTGTCCGCCGCGCAGATATAGACCTCGGCGTTCAGTTCGCCGTCGGCAAACAGGTGATAGAGCCCCAGCGCGGCCGCAAGCTCGCTTTTGCCGTTTTTCTTGGGGATCTCAAGATAGAGATACCAATATTTTCGCAGCCATTCGGCGCTGGCTGGGGCAGGGAGGTCCTTGGTGTCCGTTTCGGACACCTGCGTCCCGTAGAATTCCATCAGTGCGCTGCGCTGCCAGTCATACAGGTTGAAAAGTTTGCCGGTATCGGTCGTCGGCAGCCGGCTGATAAAGTCGCAGACAAACTGTCCGGACTCCTGATCGTATCGCTCAGCCACTGCTTGCGCTCCTGCTCAAGGCGCTGTCCTGACGGCGGCGGAGCATTTCGGTGAATTCATCCGTCCCGCCCTGGTCGCCGGCAGCAGCACCCGCCGCGTTGACGACTGCGGTCGGAACAACGATCCGGCAGCGGGAGGTGACGGAGAGCCCCATTGCTTCGGCGCACTGGCGCGCCTGCTTGAAATAAGCGCCCTGGATGCTCGTCCATTCCTTGGCGAGCTTCTCGTCGTTCTTGCTGATGGCCGCTGCCGCCTTCTTGTCGGCCTTGGTCCAGCGCTCACGGCAAAGGAAATATTGACCGAGAACATCGCGGTCGAGCTCAGCATACAGGCCAGCGCCGTTGAGCATCTCTCCGATCTCGCAGTATTCCGGCCGGAGCCGTTTTGGCAGCCACTTGGGCGGTGTGACTTCGTCTGCCGGCGGCATGTAGATCTCGCGATCGCGCCGCTCATCAGCTTCGGCCTGCGTCAGGTGCTTCCGGCCATTGGCTTCCACCAGCGCCGTCGGCTGTCTCTTTCCGCTCATGTTCTCACTTCCTTCTCGTTGTTCCCCGTGGGGAAAATTTCTCGTTCGCAGGAGGCCTCGCGGTTATGGCACGCTTCGTCGAAACTTCAAAACCCCGGCCACCCCTTCGCAAGGAATCCCCGCGCGACGCTCCTGCGACGCGCCCGAGCGCCCAAGCCTACCGCCTCAAGCCTGCGCGGCGAGGCTTCGAGCGCCTGCGGTTTTCGTACATTTCCCGCGCTGTCTTGCGGCTGTGGCAGCTGTGACACAGGCTCTCGAGATTGCCGCGGTCACAGAACACAGCCCAGTCGCCCTTGTGGTCGACGATGTGGTCGACGTCGGTAGCACGGACGCGCCTGCCGGCTCTGGCACACTCGCGGCAGAATGGCTCACGCATTAACTGCGTCGGGCGGAGATCCTTGCGCCACTCATCGGTGAAGTACATCCAGCGCCAGGACTCGGCCTCAGCGCTGCGCTGTCCTGACCGCTTCGGCGGTTGATGCTTTGCGCAGTATCCGTCGCTCACGAGCTCGTAGCATCCCGGATATCGGCATGGTCGCAGTGGCTTCTCGCTCACGGGCTATCACCTCCGGAAAAACAAAAAAGCCTGCGCCGACACAAACTGCTCTCGCAGATCATGTGGCGCAGGCTCTCAGGCACAGGCACTCGTCGATATTCACGATAGACTCTTTTCCGCAGACCTTGCAGTACACGGTCAGCGACCGCGCTCGGGTCTCGAGATTGAGCCGAAGGACTTTTCCTCGACCGCATCGCGGGCAAAGGAGCCATCCGTTCTTTGTGTTCAGTTTAGCAGTTTTCGCTTCGGTTTGCAATGCCTTTTCCCCACTTTCTCTGGTTTGTCCGTAAATATTCATAAGGTTTCAAGAATAAGAAATCAATATCTAAAATAAAAGCACTATTTTTAGTAGCTCAAATACTTGCTGTATGAGTACACGCCCCAGTCGCTTTTTGCCTCGTTGTACTCGAGCGGCAAGATGACCGCATCCCGCGGGACGTAGATACGGCCGGCCTTGCTGGTCTTGACCTCTGGCAGCGGCACTTTGGGCTTGAGCGTCCGCGACGGCCCCCACGGGTGCTGCCCGACCTCCGGCCGCTCTTTGGTAAAATATCGGGCGAGCCTGCGGTAGCCGTCCTCTTGCAGGATCTTCTTTTTTGTGTATGGTACATCGTAGGCCTCGCCCCAGTCCCACAGTCGCCGCACGAGCACCGCAGGATACTCGCTGTTGCGCAGAAAAACGTGAATGTGCAGGCTGTCATGCAGCCCCTCGATGCGATAGACGTAGTCGACCGGCCTGCCGCTGCCCCAGCGCTTGAGGCGCTTGAGGTAGGTGTTCCAGATCTGTTGTACCTCTTTTCGATTCGCCGGTAGATTCTCCGGCGCGAACGTCAGCGAGTGGAAAACGCCGTCGTATTCAAAGAGCGCAAGCCGCAGCTCCAGCTTGTCGACGGTCGTGCGGCTCATTGCCGGCCCGCAGCGGGAACGGATGCACTCGCCGTTCTTCCGCAAAAAGCACGCACGATCCGTCGAAAACACCTTGACCAAAGGGCCCGCCCGCTGCTTTACGATGCAATATTCATCCATACAGATGACTTCCCAACATTCCGGAAACAGCGCCGGTCATATCGCCCTCAATAACGGTATTTTTCAGCTGCTTGTAGTAAATCCGCAAAAGTTCAACGCATAATCTGTTCATAATTCGTATATGCGAAGTTCTTCCGTCGCACGCGTCTGCCTCCCGCACTGCAGCATTTCTATCAAAGCCAACGCTCATCAGCAACTTAATCATACGTTTCCTTTTCATTCGGCCCACCGCAGCTTTCTCTCGACCCACTTCCACAAGTTTTCAAACGGATGCTCCACGGCATACTTAAATGCCGATGCGTACTGCACACCCACATTTTTCGCAACTGTCAAATCATGCGTCAGCCGCGACGCCTCCGCGTTCGCCCGCCCAAGCGCCGCCTCGGTATCGGCGAGCTTTGTGCGCAGGTCCTTGCTTTCCGCAATCGCTGCATTTCTTTGATTAGTCATCGTCTCAACATTTACGCGCTCACGGCGCAGCTTCTTCCTTTATTCTTTTGCGCTGTACCTCTGTAACGTTGAAGGCGTTGTTAAACCGCCCATGCCAGTATTCTGCATTACCCGTTGCGTCTCGCGCTTGATCGCGCAACTCATTTTTCTCGGCAACACACTTGGCAAGCGCGTCGTTCTGTTCTTCAATTCGTTTACTTAGCACGGCAATCTCCTCGTTGGCCCCTGCATTGGCCTGCCACGCCGTTTCCAACATGTTGAGCATTTGTTCCTTCGTGGTCTTCTTCAGGTTGATTTTTTGCACGTCAATCTCCTTCCATCGTCATCTGTTGATACTCTTCCACGCGCTCGACCTTGACCACGCGCACGCCGCCGTACTTTTCAAAGTCCATCGCCACTTTTTCTTTGATTCCCTGCGGATCTGCATCGTCCGGCGCGTCCAGCGCCAGCGTTACCAGCAGCCTCATATGGCACCGTCCATCTTTGCCCCGCAGATGGGGCAATACTTGTAATGATCGATTGCATGTGCATAATATTCCTGCCCGCAATTTGAGCACTTTCCAAAGCCCCACCGACACCTGCAATTCTTGTCAAAGCACGGCTCCCACCGCGCATGTACCACCGGCGCAACATCGACGGCAGGAGCGGCTGCAACAATCTCCATTGCCATAGCGCCGTCATATCCCTCTATCCATTTTGCTGCCATGACGTTTTTCACGGCCACTTCTCGCTCAATGCATTCAGCCATTGTCATCGCCTCTATATTTGGCCTCGTACTGCTCCGGCGTAATGACCTCGATATCATCCGCAGAATAGCCTAAAGCCGAAAGGCACAGCGCCTTCGCCAGCTTGTCCTTGTCAATGGATGCAGCAGCGTCCTCGTACGACACGCCAGCCTTTGCCTCAAAGCTGATCTGCGCGCCAAATTCTCCGGCAACATCAAAACAAATCTTGTATTCAGCCATTGTCAGCCCTCCTATTCCACATGCTCGATCCGGTTCCGCAGTCGCTGCACCTTATAGACCCGTTGCTCCGCCACCGCGTCCTCGACCTTAAACTCGATCGCCATCTGGTCGAGCATGATCCCGACGTCAGCGATCTCCTCGGCGATGTTGGCAAGCGTGTCGCCGTCCACACGCCCGCGCAGGAACTTGCACAGCACGTCCTGCAGCTCGGCCATTTCCTCGAAGACCATCATGATTTGCGCCTGCGCGCCGTAGCGGCTGAGCGCTGCGAAGAAAGTCTTGCGTTCCATGTCAGTCATCTTCCATCGCCTCCAATGCTTTCTCCGCTTCTTCACGGGTGAGGAATACGGTCTTGCCAAAGTCCTGCAAAATACGTTCCATG